GTTTGCCCCCTGGTCGCAATATGGTGAAGTACTTCATTAAAACTCAGACCCCTTTGAAGGGTTGCTATGAGGGACTTTACTATTCTGTCGATAAGTGTGGAGATCGCACAACAAGAACCGTTAGTGCTATTCGCGCATGCTCCCATGAACACAATGGTATAACCTATCATGGTTATGGGGGTAAATGCAAGATCCCTACTATTAAGGGAGATTGTGGTTCTCCTCTTGTAGCCAAGGTGGGTGACGCGTCTGTCATCTTGGGAATCCATGGATTTTGAACGCCTAAAGGGGATGTCATTGCCATTCAAATTGGCCAAGAAGAGATAAGTAGAATCATCTCTATTTTTGGACCACAATTACAATGTGGTGATGTGCCTATTAGTGCGCCAGGCTTTGAGCGTAAATTGGTTCCATTGCACCACAAATCGACATTGCGTTTTTTAACATCAGGAACAGCCACTATTATGGGTAGTTTCTCAGGGTATCGTCCTAAGTTGAAATCGCGTGTCAAGAAGACTTTCATTCACAAATTGGTGACTGAAAACGGTGATTATGTTGATGATTTTGGTGCGCCAGATTTTAGTTGGCGCCCTTGGCATTTAGCCATCACCGACATGACCAAACCAAACCACTGTTACTTCAATTCAGATATTAAGATTTGTGTTGATGCTTTCCTTGGAGACATTCTCCAGGAATTAGGAGATGAAATTAAGCAAATTGAAGTTTATGATTTGAATACGTCTTTAAATGGTGCTGATGGAGTGACCTTTGTCGATAAGTTGAATTGCAGCACTAGTGCAGGAAATCCTTTCAAGTGCTCCAAGAAGAACTTTTTACAATTCGATGACAATAATAAGATCATAGGAATGGACAAAGTCATTTCAGATCGATGCGACAAAATATTGTCATGCTATTCAGCAGACACGCGTTTCCATGCGCAATTTTGTGGTCATGGAAAAGATGAAGCAACCAAGAATAAAAAGATTCTTGCTGGTAAAACTCGCATTTTTACGGGCGGAGAAATGGCTTGGGCCATTGTTGTGCGCCGATTTACATTATCGCACATTAGAATGATCCAAAACAATCCGTTCTTATTTGAATCCATGCCAGGTATCGTTGCTCAATCAGTTGAGTGGTCAGGTTTGTATGAATACCTAACTGAATTCGGTGCAGACCGGATTATTGCTGGTGATTATGGCAAATTTGATAAAAAGATGGCTGCTCCTTTCATTCTGGGTGCTTTTGATATCCTTATTGGTATGTCAGAAGCTGCAGGCTGGAACGAAGATGACATTAAAATCTTGCGTGGTATTGCTTTCGATACAGCTTTCCCAACAATTGATTTCAATGGGGATCTTATTGAGATCCAAGGAAACCCTTCT